CTTGTTTACCAGATGTTTCCGGCTTAACAACAGGATTTTCGTCTTTTTGTTTTTGCTCATGTTTGTCTAAAAGTTCTTGTTCAATTTCTTGTTTAGACTTTTCTTTGACCTCTGTGAGCTCTCTTACCTTAATTTCCATTTGATTAGATTAAATTTATACAAAGTTAAATAAAAAATATATACGTTTTTAGCGTGGTTCAAACTCAGCGAGATCGAATCCATCTAGTGAATCTTCATTAGATTCAAAGTTTTTTGGAGGTAGATTGTTTTTTCTTTGGTTAATAAGTTGAGACTGTTGAGAATTTTGCTGACTTATTCTTTTACTTTTAGCCTCTTCACGTGCTCCTTCTCGGAAAGCTAGTGCATTCTCAGAAACATTTCTCAGTTGTTGATTGTAAGCGAACTCTTGACGCATAAGCTGGGATTTAAGTTGAGCTTCACTTTTTTGTTTTTCAATTTCAAAAGCTATTTCAGCTTGCTTGACTTTCATCTTACTTTCAGCTTCCATATTGATTTTTTGAATTGCCAATTGAGCAGCCATCTCTTGAGACTTAAGCTGTTGCTGAGCGGTCATGGCTTGCTTTTGCATTTCATTTTGCTGATCTTGTTCTTGCTTGGCTTTTCTTTTTACTTTTAATAATTGGTTAGCAAGTTTTAAATTTTTGATTTCTCTAATATCTATGGCATCTTCAAGATTTATATCTTGTTTTGATAAAGCCATTTGAATGTTTTGCTCTAGCATAGCTTTTTGCTCTTCGTCAGGAGAGAGCTCTATAAATACACCAAAGTCATATATATATAACTCAGATATTTCTTGTAGTATACTAACATTATACTTTCCAATTTTGTTTATAAAATCATCTTTGAAATCTGAATATTCTAATATGTCTGCAATACGATAAGTTAGAGCTTCAGCTAGAGACCTGTAAATGTATAACCCACCATCTAATATATGACGAGTTGCAGTGTTAGAATTAAGAGCAGCTAATTTCTGAACTCCCACTAAAGCTTCAGGATTTGGGGTTGAACCATCTCTGGCTTCATTTAAACCAGTTACAGCCCTTATCATATCTAAATAATGATTATAATTTGCTATTAGCATTTGTGTTTTGGATGCACCTGAATTAGATGTTAATTGTTGTATTGGTGTTCTAGCTTGATTGAAATCACCTTCTTGAGTATAGCTTCTACCTACCACACTACCAGTTTGAAAATATAAACGAAGTGCGTCCTCTGGATTGTAAGCTGCGCCTGTACCTAAGTCTACTTCATTCAAACCATCTGCATCTATATAGACTCCATCTGGAACTGTTCTAGCAATAACTTGTTGTAACTTTAAATGTGTTATCTGAATTAAATCAGCAAAAGGTATCATTCGTCTAACTAAAGATTCAATATTTCCTTTGTACATTCTAGGCGCTACAGCTACGTAATTAGGTAAAGCGTGTTGAGTGGCAGACTTGGGACGAACCATGTTTTTAGCTAGTTCCCATTTAAGTATAATATTAGTACCCATTACCATAATACCATCATACCAAACGTCAATAGTTTTTTCTATTTTTTCGAAGTTTCCCTCTTCGATCATTTCATCAGGCGGATTAAAACTATCGTCCTTTTCAATCATTCTGCTTCCACCGCCCTCAAGTTTCTTTTTTTTGTAAACTATTTTTTTAGTTGTCTTATAGTTAAAGTATAACAAAGTACAAGTGTCTCTGTAAAAAATATCGTTTTCATAGTATTGAGCTGTATTAAAATAATCATACCAACTTTGACTGTATTGAGCTATTTTTTCTAAATCATCGTTAGTTAAAGTAGGATCTATCTTCATTAGCTCC